AGTTATTGTATGATTAACATCTAAAATCATATATGAACCACTAAACATTGGTATGTGTCTTAGGTTGAAATACATTGTAGGTTGAATCATTGCGTTACCCAACATACTTACCGTACACCCATAAGATCTGGTCTTGTAAAGGTTATAAAGTGAGTTATTTTGCGTATCCGATCCCCTTCCTGACGCATTATTCGCTATACTATTTTGTACCGCTAAAGATTCTGAGGTCGCCTTACCCGCATCTTGTGATACCCCAATATTAGTGAATATATTTTGATTTGTTGTCCCCATATCAACATTAAACCCAACAACTCTATTTGATAAAGCCCAATCTTTTTTATTTTTTTGATCCTCAATTAATGGTTGCGGACTTATTTTAGATAAATCCAAACCATCGTCCTTAAATCTATAATCGGTATTATTTACCGCCAAATGTTCTGAGGGTTTTCCCGCATATAAACAAACCAATTTTGGACCTGAATTCCTATAATCAACTGTCGTGTGTGTTCCAAATAAATCATTAGCAAACTCAAGAGACCCCTCCAATCTAGGTATTGGGTTTTTTATAGGGTCTTGAACATTATAAAAATTCACATATGACGGAAGTGCCATTATTTGGAAACTATTCATCTGTAATATTGACTGAACATATAATAATAAATTACTATCCACATTCATTGTGGTTATCATGTCATTTAACTTTAAAACATCCACAATAACTTTATTACCTAAATCCCTACTTGCCCTATCTAACAATAAAACATCCTCAAAAATGGTTTTATATGTTAAATCGGCTCCGGCAATCCACTTATCATTAGTAGCTTTCAGAGATTCCCACATTTCAATTTTACTTTGTTTACCAATAATTTCACTTGATATATTTCTAACAGGGGTGTTATTAACATCCGGTAATGACTTTTGTAATTTAGTCACCAAATCGTTCATCACTAAATTTTGTAAATCATTATTATTCTTAATATACTCATTAATGGAACTTCTGAAAAGAGTTTTATTATATTTATCGTCCTCACTTTTCTTTGTGGCGTATATTTTAATTAAAGTATAAAGAGATTTAACATTTATCTCACTAAACTCAATATCGTTATCAATGAAAAAGTCAAATATTGTAGATCCACTATTCGTATATTTTATCTTATTTATATTTGAGAATCCGACATATGTTTCCAAAGCCTTCCAAGCGTCGGGGTAACTTATCTTTGATTGTGATACAGTCATAGTACCACCCGATATGGGTAACGCATTTGGTGAATAAGACGAATAAGACGTATACTGGGTAGGGTTAAAAATAGTGTCATACCCAAAAGTTCGATTATTAGTATTTGTAAAAGATAAGAACATTTCTTTTGAATACTCAGAAGGATTACCATACTTGAATAATATATCGTAATTAATAAATGATTCTATTTTTGAATTTATTTGGTCAAATTGTTTCTGTTGAGTTTCGGATAAACTGATTGCGGTATTGCCCGTTGATGGTATCTTCATCATATCAATCAACAACAATTGAAAATTCTGATAAACTAAATTACCGTCAGTGATTCCAGGTGTTGTCTGAGTTGGGTCTATTGGTTGGAAGTCGTATTTTGATAATGCGAACTTTAAGAAAAGTTGTTCGAATTGGTCTAATATTTCTTTTTTAAATGTTGATAATAACTCGCTTATGTCGCTATAACTATCGTCCCCATATATAGCAAAATTATCTTGTATGGTATCCGCCTTATCTGAAAATATCTTCTTTAGATACTCAGTTGTATCCGGTCTAATTAATCTTGAATTATCAAAATACCCGTAGTTAGGTGATGACCAAAATAATCTAACAGACCCATTATACATAGAAGGGTTATTTGTAACTTCTTTTTTAAGTTTGGCGGTGTCTAATGTACTACTAACATCTTTAAAGCACTCATTTAATGTTTGATTAAAATTGTTACCGAATGAGGGTAAGGGGAAATATCCTGTATCGTCTTGATTCTTTAAGGTTGCCGACCAAGACGATATATTCATAGTCCTACCGGTATTTATTTCATCAAAACCTTTGGCTAATCTAACATTACTAGTCTTTGTTAGTGTAAGACCTGAATTAATACCATTTTGAATGTCATCACTTGTGAAACCTATAGTTGATGATGAGAAAAAACCTGTTCCTGATGATGAAGTTGTAAAAATGTTATACCCATTAAAAAATACAGAAAAGTCATTAATCAATTTTGGGTAAAACCCTGAATTAATAATGGTGTAGTCACCCTGACCACTATTTAATGTGTCTTGTAATGTTATATTACTAGTATTTGTTTCTCCTAGTCCCGTGAATGTATATGTAGTTGTTGTGGCCGAATTAGCCGGATCATAATTTTCTAAATAATTAAAATCTTTCCAAACACCATCAAGGATATCAACACCACTCTCAACTTTCTTTTTATACCTGTACCATATTGAACCGTACTTTAATATCCAAGCGTAGGGTATTTTATGTATTGCTCCGAACTTTTTAAGTGTTGAGCACATATAATCCAATGATAACTCACTAGTACCGTTTAAGGTTTTATATTTTTCTCTAAGTGTTGTTAATGGTAAGCTATTCAAAAACAAATACGCCGATGAAACATAAGGATAATTGTTAAAATCTCTGAACTTTTGAACCCCTTCCTGAATAGAATTAATAAAGTATGGGGTGTTAAGTATTGATGTTGTTTGATTCGCAGTTACCTCACCTGAATAGTTAAAATAATATAAACCACCTTCCGTAACCAATTGTCTTTTTTTGTTATCCACTCTTAAATCATAAAAACTTTTTAGAGATGAGGTGTTAACAATCGCTTGAAATGTTGGTTGAGTATTACCAACATAATTAAAGTGGGTAATAGGTCTTTTGGTTTTGTTTGTGTCGGTAACCTCAAAATTAGATATTACGTTTCTCTGAGTGTTAAACTTAATTACTTGATTTGTTGCGTTTGCGTTTTTAGGCCCTCCGTTATTCGCGCCGTCAGATAAGTTAGTTTTAACCCAATCACTATTAGTAAAAGGAAATGTATCACATAATGTAAATTCATTTGTTGATGACCCATTAATATAATCAACTAACTTTGTTTCTTCATCTAATTTCTCAGAACTTTGGTTCGCATCGTTTAATGTTATAAAGATGGGATTATCCTCAATACTAAAATCGTTTTTAGTGAAATCACTAATATATGGTGTGGAGTAATATCCTCTTATAAATTTTTGCCAAGATTCACCTTCACCACTATTAGATATTTGTCTTAATGTACCAAGAATATTGGATGAATTGATTCCATATTCTTTAATCTTTTTAATTAAAAACACATTAGTTTTATTTAATGCGTTGACGAGATTTTTATTTTCAGCGTCCGAAATTAATGAATAAATTGAACTAGAGTTACTATTTCCTCTACTCAATCTTGAATAATTCACAACAAATCCAAGTCGTTCCCATATCTCATAAAAGAATTTCACTTCTTCTTTATTGATATAGATTTGATTTGTTATTGGGAACTCAATCGCGTTTAATGAAACTCGTTTTATCGCACTGACTTCATTACTTGATAATTGAGATGGGTCAGGTTCGTCAGCCCTTTGGACGTACGCTCTTATTAACTCCTCAACAAATTCAACTTCGGGCCATATCTTATAATCATATCCTTGGGTTTCATTAACCACTGAAGTGTCACCAGGATATGTTATCTCATAACTAGTTTGACCATCCTTTATTGACTCTTTAATTAATTGAGGCCAAGGATAAACTATTTTATTTTCACTTGGCATTATTTTTTTATCCGAACTTGTTGACGATCCAAGTATTGAATTAACTCTTGATGGTGATTGTCTTTGATCCCAAGCCGCTCTATGAACATCGTCCATTAACCTTAAATAAGCTTCACCATTTGCGAAGAATACCGCTAAGACATTTCTTATTGTTGGTATGAAACCCAAACCATTTGCCCCTTTATCTTGTAATTTTTCATTTAAGGCATCCGTTAATTGTTGTAGAATAATTTCCTTTATACCCAACAATTGTTTTTCCATTTTCTCCGCTCTGTCAATAAACGTATCCACGGGTGTTGACCCTTGGAACTTGAAGTATTGAGCGGTAAATCCGGTTGGATTCATATTATCTAATGATATTTTGACGGATAATTCTACAGTGAACCCACTAACCTCAGGCGAACTAGCATTAAACGATGACGTTTTATTCTGTTGTTGGTAAGTCTCAAAATAATCAACCTCTTCAGGTTTTATCTTAATTTCCATCCAATCAGGTAGAGTTAACGGATCCTGTGATTTTTGTAATTCTAAAAGATTTTTAACCGGATTGGAGAATTCTTTACCGCTTATTGTGTATTTCGAGTTACGACCTAGTGTAGCATTTGCATTTAGAAGCTCATTATATTCTTTGAATATTTTGATTAGATTTCTTTTGGCGTCAGCCGCTTTTTGACCTGTGTTATTTCCAGGTTTTAATGTATATACTTTGGTCTTATCTTTTAAGATTATAAAATTTGTGGTATCTAAATATGTATTTACCCAAGACTCCGGTTGATAATAAAAAACTTCTTTCTTGAATTCGGATAATTGTAGTGTATAGGTATCTAAATTCGTTAATGGCGTTAAATCTTCCTCACCAAATGACGATAATATATTTTTAACGAATGAATCCAATTTCTTTTGTAATTGAACTAATGTTAATTCAGGAAAATCATTATCCAATAAACCTTTTGATTTATATTCATTGTATAATTCTTTTACTTTTTCATATCCTTTTTCTACCGTAACAGGTGATAAATCAATACTTGACGCCTGACTATCGTTGGCCGCCTTTAACTTAATATCCGACCTATACATATGAGGAACCGCCAATAAATAACCCATAGGTATCTCAGATAATACCGTATATTTGTATGTTAGAAATGTTAGATTTACTTTGAAGTTACCTGTATTGTAATCAAAACTAGCATTAAAATTTTGTAACATTAGTCGATATCTAACCGCTTTACCGTAATAACCTTTTAATGTTAAGTAAAATGTTGGGTACGGTAGATTAAAGAACGCCGCATATGGTGATTTATCACCCAATTCAAATAAAGCCCTACCTCTAACATCTTCTAAGGTAATACTTATTGTTGGCATGAATGAAGTATTAACCCTCATGCTTATTGCCGTTATACCCAATAAAGACGTTTCCGTTATTTCATTTTCAGCTTCTTCGCCAACATAACGTATTGGTGTTTGGTCATAAAAATTATTAGGGGGTTGTAAGGGGTCTTTTTTTTCGTTATCAGTAAAAAAATTAGTATAATTGTTATTTAGATATTTACCTCCTGTTGGGTTAAGGAAGTTAATCTTGGCTAAAGATATTGTCTTTAATTCACTATTACTAGCACCTATCGATAATTTACTTCTGGGGATAACAGAACACTCCAAATTGGCATACATAACCAAATCCTCGTGATTAACCAACCTCTCTTTAGCCTTACCATCATTGTCTATGATTTTGTTTGGATCTACTACTATGATGTTTTGGTAATCAAATTCTACTAATATATTTTCTGAGTTATCTGCCATAATAAAAAAAATGATTTTCCAATGTATTCTTATAATCTTGTAATGAAGCTAACAATGGAAATGGAATAGTCAATATAGTTCCGTCAGGAATTAGAAATTCATTTGGTCCAAATTGCGGATTTGCCTGTAAAATTAACCAACCAAAGAATGGGGTCTCATAAAATTGTTGTGAAACTTTATCTAACCTAGATAATCCATTCTTGTAGATATATCTCTTATCTGTTGTTTTACCAGGTAATTGAACGAATGGAACTACGGTTTGAGTTCCGTCAACTAAAAAGTTCTGATATCTATTATAATATTGTAATGCCATATCAATTTAATTGTTTTTTACCGTTAAAGAAGGGAGTTGTAGAATTAGCCGTACTAAATAAGAATATTAAATCATCTTTTACATTTTGGGGTGGTGTTGGTGTTGATGAATAATCGAATTTTCTTTCGTTTGTAAGTAGGTTAAATGGTTTATAGAATCTAGATAATCCAATATATTTTGTATTTGTGTTTCTATATTGATTTATATGTCTATTCTGTAGTCTTTGTTCTTTTGTGTATTTTTCATGTAGAGAATCTGCCCCTATATTAAAATCAAAAGCATCAATGACTCTTAACCCTAAAATTCTATTTAGTAATTTTAAAGGGTCTGGTTGATTATTATATGTCACCCCTCCTATCGTATTACCATTAGGTAATAAGAATGTTCTAAATTCTTCTAATTTATTTTTATCTAAGAATGTTTGTGATACCACCTTGAAGAAATCTTGTTCTACTTTATCCTGTATTTCTTTTGTTGGGTAGTCCACCTCCGTACCGTTAGGGGTAATTATACCTTTACCTCCTAATGACTCCATGAACTCTTTTAGATCATTTCCAACAATTTCTACGTCACTAATAAAATCACCCACAGACGCCAATATTACATTATATACCAACGCACTTCCATCGCTATTTATCTTACCATCATAATCCTTAGTTACGAAATTTAATTTGTCAATTATGTTAATTAATTTTTGTTGTTGTTCTAATAGTGATTGTAACTCAACATTTAATCCTGACACAAAATCGGCATTTATACCCTTTATATAGGTAATCATATTTTCCCTTATTGTTTTAATAACAGGACCGTCAGGTTCATAACCTTTCGAAGTAAAACCACTAATAATAACATTATCATTCTTACTTATATCACTTATAACACCATCAAATAATTTATTTATTCCCTTTTCAAGTTCTTTAACTTTACCAAAAATCTCACTTTGGAACGTGCCGACATCCCCATCAGTATATTCTCTATTACTAGTTATTATTTGTAAAATACCGTAGTTATATGCGGTAGCAATTGAATCACATTTACCCACAACTGTTCCAAAATAGTTTTGGGCTTCATCGACAAGGCTTTTCATTATACCCCTATAACTAATTGTACCCGTTTCACCACTTTCAGCAACATTAGAATTAAGTATAACCCCAATTGTTGACCCTCCAGCGTTTTGTTGTTTATTCTGAACTACAGGGGGTTCAACTTCTTTATCCTTTGGTACACCTTGTAATACGATTTGATCTAAATTTGAGACATCTTCGGTTGCGGTTGCTCTCTCATCATATATTTCGGTATTAGCGTAATAATTAAAAGACAATGCGTTTTGTAGTTCCTCCACAGGTTTTGCCAATCCGTGACCACCAATAAAATCAAACGATAAAGTAACATTCGCCAACATTGGTTGTACCCCTATACCTTCAGGATTTAAATCTAAAAGTAATGGTTCATATGATATCTGTAAATTTCTAGGTATTATCTTGGTGTTATAAAAATCACCTATTCTTAATACCAATACGGGTGGAGTTCCAAATGCGGTGTTAATCGCATCATTATATACGGGTTTACCATCGGTATCGATAGTAGGTATAGTATCACCAGGTCTTAAACATTGGTTTAAGAATGTTAATCTAGCATTTAATCCTTCAGGTGTCATTGAATGGAAAGCGGGGTTAAAGAACTTCAACTTTTCTTTAAGGCTATCATAAACGAAAGGACTATCCTGTTTTATAACCTCAAAATAATCACATTCTGTTAATAAATCCCTTAATACTTTTTTACTTAATCCTGGTCTTGTCACCAATTCTTGTCTAACTAGATCGGGTTTTTGTACTATTTCTTTGGTTCCCGTTTTGGCTTCTTTTTGTTTTGGCGTTTCCACTATTACAGGTGGTATTGGGTCTTGTGGAGTTGGGGTTACATTTATATTTTTTATTCTGACACTTCTACAACTCATTGATTCGGTCGTATATATCGCATCGGTATCCGTCATTGTTCTTCCTGACTTAGGTCCGGATAAATATAAAGGGTTAGTTGTACAAGATGCGGTCGCTCCAAACCCACCTGATGTTGATTTTGGGGTTACGTTTGTCGCCATCTCACCTACGGGTTTTGATGTTATTTTTAATGTTGCGTTTTCACCCATAAACTCATTTAAGGTGACATCCTTACCATCTAAATTTGTGATAACCTGAGTTTTAAAAAATTGTATAACGGAATCTATTCTTCTTGCGGATAAATCATCGTTATAAGCTTTTGGAGCGCTTGCGGATGCCGAACCCTCCATATCAATAATTACAGTTCCTTTCTTTTCTGATAATAATGTATAAAGTTGTTTCATTAAATTATCACTACCATCTTGATTATAAATTTGATTAAAATTATAATCTAAAACATCACTAAAAAATCCAGTCACACTATCAGGGTTATTGATGGCTTTAGATATATAAGTTGATTGTAAATCTTTATAAGTTAAATAATAATTATAGTAAGAACCATCTGCGGAAGTCCCTTGATGTGGTGGTGGTACGTTATTGTGAAAATAAAATCCAAGACCTTCAAATGGTTTTAAATCAATTAATGAATTATCAGGTTGTGTTACTGTCTCAGCGTTTGCGGTAGTTACAGGTTTAGCATCAACTTCAGTTTGTACCTTCTCAATCTCTTCAGTAGTACCTCTTTGTATTACATCTTGATAATATTGTAATTTATTAAGTGGTGTTGTACTAAATTTTATTGCCAAGTCATATAAATCGTATTTTTGACATCCCGCAAAGAAAGATTCTAACGCCCTATTCGCTCCGGCTCCAGTATCGTTGGCTAATACTTTATCAACTATTAGATTTAAAACAGACGGGTGATCAACAATTATCTTCCAAGATAATGTACCATTTCTAGTGGTACTTCTGTATGTATAAACAGGTTCAGGTCTTCCAAGGAATGTAGTGTCTTGCCAATTCGCCGTTGAATTATCTCCGAATTTTAAGTCGTATGGTGGAAACCACATTACTCTACCCCCATTTGGACCTCTCTCACATAAAGGTAAATCTTGAACACTATAACCCGGTCTTTTTGAACTTTTCCAAGCAAGGTTCTCGATTGAGAACATATATTTTTTAACTTTGTTATTACTAACATAGCTTGGCGTTTCACCTTTAGTTGGTGATATGTTTAAGTTATATGTGTTATCTAATACTGAATTATTAAATCTTCTTCCGTAATTAACAATACCATCGGATTTTTGTAACCTTGAGTTGTCACTATAAGGGTCGACTTTTGTGAAAACTCTACAATATTCTTCACCGACTATAGTTTCAAATTTTGGGTCTTTATAATATACAACTTGAGAACCTTTGGTCATTTGTTTGTAACCATCGTTAAATATTCTACTTACTTGGTTAATCGCATTACCCGCATGTCTAAACCTAGCCTCACCTTGTAGGTTATCAGCAGCCTTGACCATTCTTTGGGTGTCATCTAATATAGATCCCGGTTTGAATGGTATATTTGTTGAATAGTGTTCCTCGTTCCCCCCTTTATATTTAGGCGATACCCAAATAAACTCACCATCAATACTCCCTTGATTAATAGTCGGTTTGGCGACCAATCCAAAGTTAAGCCTACCCTCATTACCTTCATAATCTTTCGCTAAAACATCAGGACCATAAACAATGGACTGTGTTTCCTTACCGTAGATGTCGATCGGCATCGCTTGTATAGGTGATGTCGCATATGATGGTTCGGATGTAACAGATCCCACGTAATAAGCTCCAGGTAGTTGTAATCCTATATTATCTAATAAACTATTCGCGAATGTTGTTAAGGCGTTTGCTGCTAAACCACCAACTAATGATTGTCCATAAGCCGGTCTGTAAATATTATAAGATAAATTCTCAAACATTATACTTTTTTGACCCGATTCGGTTTGTACTAAGAACTTCTGTGATGGGGTTATTGTTCTATTAATTAAACCATCAAATAATCCACCAACAATCGTACTTCTACCCGCCAACAAATTAATACCCTCACCCAGTGAACTCGTTCCTCGTCTGTTTTGAACATCCAAGAAATAGTTACCCTCGATTGGTGATGACGGGACATAAGAACCCTCTAACTTACTTAAGTATGTGTCGTTAGAATTGGGTGTTGTTATACCAAAATTAATGGTGGATTCGGATTGGGCGTTATTAGCAAGATAAACTCCATTATTAACTAATAATAAATCTTGTAGAACTTGTGACCCTATCTTAGCAATATATGAATCTTGGGATAAAGAACCTCCGTCACCTTTTGGGTTATTGGATGTTAGTATATTATAGGCTTTGTATGAAGAGGGGACTATTAAATTACCGGGATTATCATTTCTATAAATTAGAAAATTATCTGATGAGGTAAATAAAACTTCATTACTTGATAAATCAGGTAATGTTTGTTGATATATAGTAGTTCCCTGCTGACCGGGATTTAACCCAACAAAATTGTAGGGTTTTAAGTTTTTTAACATTAACTCCTCTCTGAAAGTGTTCGAAGACGCAAAAGAAAGTGGGCTATCACCCGAAGGTTGACTTTTTGGTCCTGCCTGTTGTGCTTGTAATAATAGAGAAGGAGTTGACATATTTTACTTTTATTTATAAATACAGAATAAATCGTTTTTTATTACGCCATACCCATACCTGATGTATTGTTATACGCACCGACTTTACCACCTGTTAATCCATAGTTATTCGCAATAACTTCTTGGCTCTTAATCATTTTATCAGTAAATGCGGGACTATTAACCATATCGTTAATTGTTTTAGTAACATAAGCGGTATCAACACCGGCAGGAGCATCAACTTTTATTGTTATAGTACCATCAAATTTATGTTCAACTATTTGTGTCTGTGTTTGCGCTTGTGAAATCCTATCGATTAGATAATCGGATTGGTTTGTTTGTTGTTGTTGGTTATTATTTGTTGCGGTTACTGTTTGATTATTTAAATCACTAACTTGTGAATTAGTTACAGTTTGTGTTTCTCCCGCAGTTCCTTGGGTAACCTTGTCAAACGCATCTATTTGTTTCATCCAACTAAGCTTTGGTGCTTGAGTTTCTGTTTGGGTTTGATTTTGTTGTGTTGTCTGTTGTTGTGTTGTGTTTTTTTCTGTTACCTTAGTAGCATCTGTAAGAGTTTTAATCTGGTTTTGAGTGAGTTTAGCATTATCACCTAACATATCAGTAATTTCTTTCATTGTTTTATCGTCCATACCCGATTTACCTAATTGTTCTCCGATTTTTGATAACGTCATACTGATTTCATCTTCACTACCACCTTCGTTCATTTGTTCATATAATTTATTAAGATTTGGACTCATTTTATTAGATAATTCCTCTATATCTTTAGGTGTCATTGCTGATCCAACACTTTTAGTTTCTTGTATTTGGGATTGAGTTTGTATTTGGGATTGTTGTGTTGTGTTTTTTTCTGTTACCTTAGTAGCGTCAACAAGAGTTTTAATATGTTCTGGAGTAAGTTTAGAATTGTCAACAACCATATCGGTAATCATCTTCATTCTTTCATCATCCATGCCAGATTTACCTAATTTTTCACCAATACTTGACAACATCGAATTAATTTCCGTTTCACCACCACCACCTTTAATTTGTTTGCCTAATTCATTAATATCCGGCATCATTTTACTAACCAAATCAAAAATATCTTTATTACTCATTGCCGACCCAGCACTTTTAGTTTCTTGTACTTTTTGTGGTTGAGGTTTTTTTTGTGATGTTGTCTGTGTTGTCTGCATCGTGTTTTTTGCCGATGGGTTACCTACGTGTTGGAATCTTTCGAATTCACTTCCCGCAAGTTTAGATACATCATTAAATATTTTTTTAGCCATTTCAATTCCCGATTCACCGGCATTCTTCAATTTACTTTCAATTTCTAGTCCTGCCTTTTCAGCTCCCACTTTATCACCACTCATCATTTTACTTCCGTAATCTTTAAAAGATTGGGTCATGTCGTTAACGAATTTTTTGAGTTCGTCAGGCTTTAACGCCTTACCAGCAATATCGGCAGCCCCTGATTCTGTTCTGTAAACACCCCCTCTCGCCGCTTGACCAATTGCAGACCCAAAAAGTGCTGCCTTAGGTGCGGTAGCGGTTGAGGTTACCGCGCCCGCAATACGATTTAATGCGGTTAATTGTTCTTTGGCAATATCTTCCAACGCTTTTGGTTTTGACGACTCTGATAATGTCTTTATATCTTCCTCAGATAATTCAGTTATCGCCTTCTCCTCCATTATCCCCGTTTTAAATCCTTGAGCATCTTTTTGCTCCACCATTACGGAATACTTACCATCACGAAGTTCGGACATATTGGCGATCATTTGTTTTTGTTCCTCACTCATAGGTCCGGTATCTAAAGTTGGGAATCTAATTTCACTCATCTTTTTATTTAACTCGGAACTACCTAACGCCATTCTCGCTAATTCATCGGCACCTAATCCAAGTTCTTTACCAATTTCTCTCATCTGTCTTTGAGCCCCTGGAAGTATTTGGAATTTTTGGTTCTTTTCGTCAAAATATGTGAACTGTTTAGTCATTTCAACTATTTGATTTTGTAATTCGGCCGGATTGTTTTGACCCATATCCATTAACGCTAATGGGTCTAATAAAGCACTTGTTGAAACTCCTAATCTTTGTAATGCCGCCGCCTTCTCAATAGCCTGCTCAGGACTAAACATATCTTCAGATAGTTGAAATATTTTACCCATATTAACACCAAATAATGCCGATTGAGCGGCCATTTTGGTTAATCCCTGTATACCATTTTCAAAATTATATAGATTTAAATTTTTTAGATTGTCAACAACACTTTTACTAACTTGCGCAGTATTTACACCAATACTTCTAGTGTAATCCGTGACTTTCTGCATTTCTCTTGGTATCGCACTTAGAGCGAATCCGGCCTCTTTAAAGTTGGTAACTAATGTCGCTGAAGGAACATTAGTGGCCTCCATCGCCACTGCAATACCCTCTATTTCCTTAGCATTTCCAATTAAACTTCGACTTGTCGCATCAGTAATATTACCAACAATTTCAGCACTTCTTTTTAAAGCGTCTTCGTATGATAGTATCCCTTCCGAAAATTTTAATATTTGAGTGGCGGATTGAGTAATTGAGGTCTCCATCTCAATGGTTCTCTCTCTACCCATTCCCGTATTCTTAACAAACTCAGCAGATAATTCATCTAATTTTGTCCAAGTGGATTTAAAATCCATCGCCGCACTGGCGGCCTCCTCCATCGCCTCCTTAACGCTTCCCCAAACCTTTTTAACGTCCGTTACTACTGTTGTTGCCGTATTTGCTTGTAACATATATAATTATTTAACAATAAATAGATAGATTATTCATTTTTTGGAGTATTCTCCTCTATCAATTTATCAATAAAGTATCTCCTAATATATGTCGGTAGTATTAGATAATCTCTGTAAGAAAGATGTAAGTGTTTTGATAAGTGATAAAACTCATCAATCAATGATTTAGCGTAATCAGAAGAACGGACGAAAAAACTCCACCCCGAACGCAATGTTGACCATTACTTTTTCTCCTGACGGGGCGGTTACTTCTCTAGTTAAATCCAAACCTGGCTCATTCTCATTCATAAAACTCCTAATGTGTTTTGAGTCCATTATAGGCATACTCTCAACAAACTTAGCAATCATACCTTTATCCGTATTTCCATCAATAGAAACAATCTGTTTCATCAATCTCCAAGTAACCGTAGGTGCTACTCTACCTGATGGATAGTCAGTTGCCATTTTATCTAATTCCAATGATTCACCCAATGATATTGGTTTTAATTTAATTGTGTTACCGCTTCTAGGTAATTTTGTTTGTAAAGTTCCGTCTTCATCGGGTTGAACATTACATTTTTTGATGTTTAGTTCGTCCAAAACGATTTTAACATCAAATTTCTTTCCTGTTTGTGGATCAGTTAACGCGACATTATATTCAGGTCCGAATGACGTATTTCTTAGGAAGATTAATATAGCCTCAACATCACTATTTAATAGTTCTTCGGGTCGTAAATCTGATTCGTAAATTTTATTCCTTAATAAGGAGATAACGATACCATCTTTACCTGAAGAATTGGCAGCCCCAATTAAAATATTTTCATCAGATGCGGTTAGATAACCAACCTTAACTGATTTCTTTTTTGATTTGTAGAAAATACCGCCTGTTGGTAGTTGTACCACATCATGTGGTAAAGAAAAATCCATTTGTCCGTATGTAGCACTTTGATCCATAATAATTATTTTTTACATAATAATAGTTAGTATGTTTTTTAAGTGAACATTAAATAACGGTAACGTATATAAAATAAAATCCACACACCATCATATTATGATGAATGTATGGATTTATAATTTTTAATACTATATTTTAGTAAACTAAGATACAACGGTCCATTCTTAACTGAGCCGTGATTGAAGCTAACGCATCAGCATTGTAAGCCAATGTATCAAAGTTAACATCTTGTAACCAAGTTCCTTCTAATATCCATTTTTCGACAACAACTCCTGTTGGGTCTAACATCTCAAGGTCTACATTTTTCTTGTACCCCGCAGCGTAACCCATACGACCTGTAACAGATTCAGCACATAGACGAACCCATTCCATTAACGCTTGTGACGCTGATGGTCCGATTGGGTCTCTGAATTTAACATTTATTTGTCCCCAAAGAAATCTACCCGCAACATAAGTTGAAGTGTTTAGGAAAGGTATCTCTGTGGCATTTATTGTTATATGCGGTCTAGCGGTTGATTCAACAAACCATTCGTTGATACCCAAGGTTGATGGAAATCTTAATATAAACCTGTTTTGTCTTTTAGGTTCATACGGTATGGGCATTTTCATTAATAAATCAGCCATGTTTTCTTATTTTTTTTGTTAGTTTATTTTAGTTATCTATAAATATTACTATTAGTAATTTTTTTTATTTTTTTATGTATTTTAATATTTCTTTTTTACTCCACCGGCAGTGGAATAAGTTGTTACTATATTTTCAGGGTCTTTTTCAAAATGTTGTTTCATTGTCTCAACATTTCTAACATCGTCATCTGAAAATCCTACTGTTGGTTCAGGTGTGAAATTATTACTTATATCATTTTTAAAGAACGCTTTTTTACCAATTTCTCTTGATTTTTCTTTAATAAACGAAACAAATTCCTCCATCGCTTTTATTTTTGCCTCTTCGGGACTACTTTCATTTCCTCCACCATAACTAACAGGATAAAACTTACATAAATCAAGATATTCTTTTATCATATCTATTTTTGATGTTTCCCCTTCCATACCTGCTAAGTCACGATACTTTTCTAAGTTTTTAACCAACTCATCAGATGAAATCCCATTATGGTCAGATATAATAAGGTTATAACAAGCTTCTTTAAGAACTGAAGGTGTATGTCCTCTTGCGGTGACAATTGCGAATATTGAACCATTATTAATCGCCTCAACAAAGTCAGACCAAGCCGGTCCTGGTTTTGCTAACATAGCGTCAATAATAAATTGTTTATCTCCTTTAACATTAAAGTTTTGGAATGGTTCTTCTCCGTAACCCACAATTTCCTCTCCTTTATATTTGAAATCTTCTTTACCTATAATCGAACGATAATGAGCGAAATCCTCAGTGCTCATACCAACAATATCACCATCCTTATTTTTAAGGATAATTTTTGTCGGCATTGATGCTATGTTATCATCCCAATCAAAAGCATAATACTTCATATCAGGAGATCCGGTCTCCGTAATACCTTCCATTACAGAGACCGTTCTTCTATTTCTTAAATTAATCATCATTTAACCAATTTGTCAATTAATCTTTCCAATTGTTTCTCAGTCAAAATTATTGACCTTGATTTATTTTTGGATTCTTTGACACTTTTTACCTTTTTATTATTTTCCATAAATATTAGATATTTTCGAATGATGCTCCTGTCGGAGTAATGTAGAATGTGATATCGATGAATTCCAACGCTCTTGTTGGTTTAACATAAATTGATCCTACCAATCTATTATTATCTAAATCTTCAGGTGAGTTCGATACAGTTACTCTGAAATCATATAAACCTCTATCTCTTCTGATTGAATCCAAGATTGGATTAACCGCATCTAAGAATTGTTGTCTTACGATATCATCGTTTTGTTCAAACAATAATCTCACAGAAACCGCAGATATCAACTTACGTGCTTGTAATAACAATCTTCTGACATTGATTCTATCAAGAGCCGATTGTTTAACTTGTAGAGTTTTATTACCCCAAATTACAGTACCAACATCAGAGAAAGTTGCGATTGGGTTAATTCTACCTTCATACAATACATCTCTATCTTCTTGTGATAGTTTCTTTCTTGCTTTAACCGCATTTACGATACCTCTTGTATAACCCGCAGTTGCGAACCAAGGGAAAGCGATATTATCAGTCAACGCCAAGTTTCTTGTTACCTCAGCAGTTGGTGGAATGTATATTTGTGTATTGTTAACCGTATCTCTTGTTAATACCCAAGGGTAGTAAGTAGCCGTGTAGTTAGAATCAATACCTGAGTTATATATGTTATCAACCGCTTCTTGTGGTAGAATTTGATCTTGGTCAATACCCGTTGTTGGTGTGAATAAATCGTAATCAGGTGTTGTTACAATATAAATCGAATCCGCTCTGTCTAACTCAACCATCGTGATTGCGTTTTCAGTTAAGTTTGAATTATTAACATAATCAATACCAGGAGTAACGAACACATTTATATTTACCGCTTCAGGGTTTGAGAAGGTTTTAATACCTAATAGGTATGCGTAGTAGTCAGTATTTGCCCAATCAACCGAGTTTTGTTCCACGGTGATATTTCTAAATAACCCTTGACCTGTTGCGGTTGGGTATCTGTCAGAAGTACAAGCCCCTTTCTTATATCCAGACGCTCCGAGTACGAATCTGTCTTCATTTGTTCTTGATTCTCTGTATATATCCCAACCATCAAAACCACCGTAAGGTAATACTGTGAATTTTCTTGCGAAAACTCTATAGTAAGGATTTTCTTGATCTTCAGGATCGGATTGGAAAATAGCATCCCCAACCTCAAACGCTGATGTTCCACTTGTAAAGTAACTATTAGATATAGTAACCGCACTAGCCTCTTTATCCATATGGAAACCTTTTGTTTGGTAATTCCAATTATCAAAATCATTAGTAGTACAGAAACTCAAAGGAATTTGCTTACCTTTATATTCTAAGAAGTCAGAATCAATACCAATCTTATCAGAGAAACCTAAATAAGTTCTTCTAACATTATCTCCTGAAGATGTTGTTGAATTGTCCGCTCCGTTACTAGTTCCGAAAGGGGGGTTATAAACAACTTCACCTGGGAAGTTATATTTGGTTTTGTAGATTGCGAATGGTGGTGTTACTCCACTTGTGTATTCTCTCATTACATAACCCTGAAATCCGCAAGGAAGTGCGTCAATCGGAGCATTTTCATTAACCTCAACCATAATGTATTTTGAAAGTAATGCGTATTCACCATTAGATGAACCTATTTTCTTAGCAATATAGTTATTAAGATTTGGATCCATTGAGCAGTTTGTATATTTCTCAATAACAACAGGATTTGAATCCGTATCATAGAAATCTCTAACTAATACATCAAATGTACCATTCCCGAATGACATATTCGCCAATGATATTTTAACTTCTGTGTTTGCCGCATTACCGTCAGAAATTAATATGAATTTAAATAAGTCATATATAGAGTTACCTCGTAATTCAGATACAATCCAAGGTGTTGATGGTGTTTGATATCTCTCTAAGTAATTACCTATTGATGTAACATTTAAACTTCTTGCGTCGTCCAAAGCAATTAAATCACAACTTAATCCTCTGATGTAACCTTTATTATATGCCCATCTTAACATTGATGAATATCTTTCCTCAACAAAAAGAGGGAAGTCAGTTCTTGATTTATCAAAGTTTCCAATACCAAATACTTTTGTGATGTAGTTTGAATTTGACTCATCCATTGATGTTTCAAATTGGAAGGTTTGACTATTTTTAGTAATACCTGAAATTTTGAATGTTGAGAATGGGTTCTTAGTAACCGCAGAATACGATCCTGTACAAATCATATTAACGTCTGATGTTCCCGATACTTGATAAACAGGACCATTGTCTGAACTGTAAGTTGCGATACCTCTTGACCTTAATGTAGATACAACAACATTTTCATATTCTGTAAATGACACACCACTGAATTTTTGTATACGTAACTCACCCCAAGTCTTCCAATAAGTATCCCCACCTTGTTTTAATAAAGCTTGACCACTCTGTTGGTTAATACAAAACGAGAATCCACTATAAGTTCCATCACCATTATTAGCAAACGTCGCATAATACCAAGGGTCATTTAACGGACTTGTTAATGTATTACCTGACAAAGGTATACTCGGAACTCCGAAAGCGTTTGTTTCTCCTGTATATGTTGTCGATAAAGTAGCATAAGTCGCGTCTGTTGATGAACCCCAATAAACAATTTTAGGTATATCAGTAGCCGACCCCGATAAATTAACAACATAATCAACCAAACTGAAAATCCAATTATTAATATCTTCTCTAATACTTGACGTACTTCCATCAAACAACTGATATGGTATGTCAAGTAAATTTAAGATGTCGGCAGGAAAATCCGCATCATTTAAAGCATATGTATAATCAGAAAATTTTGTTCCTGTTGTATCACCAATCGCGCTAAATTCAATTTGATCAGCAAAACTTGTGGATCCGGTCGGAGCAATGGTTGATGAATCAACATTTGCAATTGTTTTTATTGACCAAGATGGTCCCGCATCATAACCAGATAATCCTAATATCCTTGATACGAATAATTGGTTAGATTGTTGTAAATATGATTTAGCAATGTATGCTGCCTCATATTTAGGAATTTGTGTATTCACAAACTTTTCTGGTGATGTTCCACCAAATATTGTTGTGAATTCGTCAAAATTTTTGACGAATATAGGTTCAAATGCAGGTCCTTTTAATGTTTCCCCCACAATACCTAATGTTGTGATACCAACACTTGAGGCTACGAAGCTTAAATCAACTTCTGATGTGTAAACCCCAGGTGAAACGAATACTTTTGTATTTGCCATTTTTTATAAAGTTATTACGATTTATTTTAATAATAAATATTATCAAAAAAAGCAAAAACTTTACTTATCATAAACTATTTATATTTTAGGTAGATTATTTTCTGCCTTTTATCTACATATGGGTTCAGACAGTAATAAAATCAAGAATTTGAAAATTTCGGAGGAGGCTCACGATATATTAAAAAAATATTGTGACAAAAGAGGTGTTAAAATTTATAGGTTTTTGGAGAATTTAATAAGAGAAAAATGCTCCGAAGGTAAAGACATCTACGGCGAAAATTAAATGTTAAACAATTCGTAAGTTATTGTTGATTCTAAATTATCGTCAACTTTAATAACCGTAAATGTTATCACATCGTTTGTGCTTATTTGTATGGTGTCCAAATCTGACCCATAATAATCCCCATTTATACTCACCTCAAAAGACGCAACATTTGTTGTTCCACTTAATGACGCAGAATTGGATAAATTAAATCTTTGGGTAACTGAAGTTGTTCCAGATGGAAATGTTAATTTTAATTCCGATACTTGGGGTATTTCATTTCTACCTTTACTTCTCTTAATATTAATCCTTCCGTCAGATTCAAATACTTGAACAACTCTATTGATTGCCGGTGAAACAATAAATTCATTTTCGTCAATTAAGAATCCCATCATAAGGAATTCGTAACTCTGAACATAATACTTTCTTTTATCTACATCCATAACGGATTCATCTGTTATGTTATTCCATATAATTGGTATGTAATGACCTTTTATCGTTGCGTATGCTTGTCTTGATGCAAATTTCTCCAATATTAATTTATTAAATTGGTTTAATTCTCTCATTCTATTACAAATAATCTTTACTTGGTAAGTAATATCCACCGGAACTGGTTGTGGTATCTTATATACGTCAGCACCCATTCTATTTCCATCCCAAGTTGGTACGGTGGCGTAGTAATATTGTCTCCTGTTTGGTATATTATATAGTAAAGCGGGATTTGTTCCGAATTTAACTTCAGGAACTCTTACCGTTGTAACGAATGGTGGTTTGGCGTTGAAGTCCAAATCAACAAAGTTCCAAGTTTCCGTGAATTGAGCCCAATTCTGTGTTGTTATGATTATGTCAACAACGGGAACTAATGTTCCGTCAACAACTAATCTAAGTTCATCCCTAACAAAATCCATAAACCCCCTATCCAAATCAGCGTGAAGGATTGATTTTGGTAAAAATGTCCCATCTTGATTGATTTTATCCAATAACTCTTGTCTTCTTGGATATAATGTCTTTGAAGTTGTTAGTGGTATGTGTTTTTTTATTTGTTTTGGGAAAGCCATAATTATAATCCTCTAAATTCGTTTTCACTTACAGGTGTAGCAATTATAGTCCTGTAAAAGGGTTTGTAACCCGCATATGTGTGTTTATTATCTGAAACAATACGACCATCATCGGCAACCGAATAGTATCTAACTCTTGTTTCAGTTTCATAATAACCAATATAATCACCCATCGCTATATCAATACCCAATTCATCCAAATGTTTTTGGTATACCGATATTCTCGCGTTTCCAGGTTCGGTTTGTTCAATTTTTGAATTACCCAAGTTTTTTGATGTTGGTGGTTGTATTTGTAAATACGCCTTAAATTCAACAGGAGGTTTAAATTGTACACCATCGGAACTTACCTCACCATAAACATCGTCTTTCTTTGTTCTATGTCTATCAATGCTATATAAAACCATTGTGAAATTCATATCACCCTCAAGCCATTCAGACCCCATTGAGATGTCCAATGAGTAATCCTCCGCTCCGAAGAACTTGCCTAACCTAGTTATGGGAATTCTTGACTTACTCATTTTTATACTTGAATTTATACCCTCCGGCAGTTTTATATTTTTTTTTCAAAACGCTACATATACTACTAATCGGTATACCTAAATTATTTCCGGCTTCCGAAATACTTTCCCATTCTTTTATTGGTTCATTATCTAATGTCAATTGTATAATTGATTTTCTTTTTGTTTTCATAAAAGTTTCTGAGTGTTTTTTACCATAAAAACCATTATTCTCACCAAAACGAGATTCACTCATTTTTTTCTTTACGTCATCACTCATTTTCACACCCGTTTTACTTTTACTAATTTTTAATTTAGTAATTTCAGATAAACTACCTTTTTTCTTACCTTTATATGGGTTACTATCACTCATTTTCTTTTTAGTATTTTCACTTATTTTTTTACCTATAAGAGATTTACGAATATTTTCTTTATGTTCGTATGATTTTTCTTTACCTAAATGAGAAACACTTATTTTATTTTTAGTTTCCTCACTATGTTGTCTATTAAACATTGTTCCATCAGTACCACCAAAAGATATATTGTAACCAATACTTTTATCGGTGGAATTATTTATCGTTATGTAATGTTTTTCATAATAATTTAATTCGTCCTGAGATTCACATATTTGTAAAATTTCTTTTTTAAAATTTTCTTTACCGTATTTTTTTATCGCAAGTTTTATTAAATCACCGGAACCTAAATACCCTGATTTATTATTTTTATCTTGACCTATATAGATTTTATTATTAACGATATTTGTTATTTTATATATTACCATAATATTCTATAATTGTTTTTAATTCATAATCATATTATTGATAAATATACATTTATTTGTTATTTTTACTAAAAAGTTATCATTGGAAAGTTCCGCAATTTTTGAACAGAAGGCGTTAGAGATATTAAATACTTACGAGGGAGGGAATAACTATATCCTTAAGTTAAAACAACAACAACAAAATAATAAGAAGTTTTACCCAACAAGATCACAATCAGATTATATTATTACTTATCATACCGAGACACCAAAAATAGCGAGAAGATGGGTTGATTTGGACCCATACTTCGCAAAGAAATTTGCCGATGAAAAGTTATTCAGGGAAATACCTGATAAGATATGGGTTGAGAAATTATTAATTGAGAAAGAAAAGTCGTATCATATTTGGGGTAAGTTTTTTGAGAGTGAGGAGATTCACGATATATGGATGCCGAAAGGTGCGTTAATTAAAACCCACACAACAGAGAAGGTTGATATTGATTATACAAAATATTCCCATCGTCCCCCACTTACACACCAAATAGAGGCAATAGATAAACTTGCGGGTAGTAAAAGATATATTCTCGCAGATGATATGGGTTTGGGTAAAACAACCTCAACGATTATCGCCGCATTAGAAACGGGAGCTAAAAAAGTTTTAATCATTTGTCCCGCATCGTTAAAATTAAATTGGGAAAGAGAGATACGTAATTACACGGACAAGAGTGTTTATATATGTGAGGGTAAACATTTCTCATCCGAAGAGGACTTTGTGATTATTAATTATGACATCATAAAAAACTTTCACGATATAAAGGACAAAGAAAATTCACAGATATTAAAGGCGGGTTTTGATTTGGTTGTTATTGACGAGGCTCATTACATAAAGAACGCACAAGCCCAACGAACCAAATTAATAAACAATTTTGTTAAAGATGTTAAGAGATTATGGTTATTAACCGGTACTCCGATTACATCTCGTCCAATAGATTATTTTAACTTATTGAGTTTGGTTGAATCACCCGTTGCTCAGAATTGGATGGCGTATGTTATTAGATTTTGTGAGGGTTATCAATTTAGAGCGGGTCAAAGAAAGGTTTGGAATGTATCGGGGGCATCAAATTTGGAGGAACTAAGAGACAGAACATCAAAACAAATATTACGTAGATTAAAAACTGATGTGTTAGATTTACCTGACAAACTAATTAACCCCGTATATTTGAGATTGAAATCAAAGATGTATGAGGAGTTAATGGGTGAATACTACGATTGGTATAACAATAATAAGGAGGAGTCGTCATCATTAACAATACAATTTTCAAAGTTAATGAAGGTTAGACAAACAATTGCCGATGAGAAAGTTGCGTCAACAATAGAACTTGCCGAAAATATTATTGAGCAAGGTAAGAAGGTTATCATCTTTAGTAACTTCACCGAACCATTAAAGAGAATACACGAACATTTCGGAAAACAATCCGTATATTTGGATGGGTCAACCTCAAAATTTGGAAGACAAAAGGCGGTTGATGACTTTCAGGATAACGAAAAGATAATGGTGTTTTGTGGGAATATTAAGGCAGCAGGGGTTGGTATTACATTAACATCTGCCGAAGTAGTAATTATGAATGATTTATCGTTTGTCCCGTCTGACCATAGCCAGGCAGAGGATAGAGCATATCGTTACGGACAAAAAAATAATGTATTAGTATATTATCCGATATTTGAAAACACAATAGAGGGTGTCATATATGATATGTTAATTAAAAAGAAAGGAATTTTTGAAACGGTTATGGGTGACAATATCAACAGGGGGGATTTGGTGGAAGAGATGCTTAATTCAATCAACAATGTCGGGTAATTTAAAGATTACTGGATATTTATAGATAACCTCATAAATTATATGCGGTTTTAACATATGAAAAAAATAGAAAACAAAATTAAAATATTAACAGAGAAGATAAAGGATCAAAACGACACGAAAAACGAAATACTTTTTTTAAATGAAATGAAAAAAATAGGAATAGAGAAATTACCTTATTCCTACTCAGCCTTAAAACAATTCATAGATCCGGAAACAATGTCTTACCATTATAATAATCATTATAAGGGTTATGTTGATAAACTAAATGACGCACTTAGTAAGAAAAATTACGGTGACTTAGATTTAGAACAGATTGTCAGAACAATTAATAAGTTTGACAAGACAATTAGGAATAACGCCGGAGGTGCTTTCAATCACGCTCTTTTTTGGAAAATGTTATCCCCAACCGAACAGAAATGTGGTGGTAAGATATTAGCCAAAATCAAAAAAGATTTTAAGTCGTTTAGAGAATTTAAAACGGAATTTGAAACCAAATCAAAAACCAATTTTGGTAGTGGTTGGGTTTGGTTGGTTCTAACTAAAAGAGGGTCTCTTAAAATTATGACAACCCCTAACCAAGATAATCCACTTATGAATATTATTGATAGTGGTGGTTATCCTTTATTGGGGTTAGATTTGTGGGAACACGCTTATTATTTAAAATACAGAAACAAAAAAGACGAATACATTAAAAACTTTTGGAAAGCGGTTAATTGGGAATTTGTAAATAAATTATTTGAAATGAAGGTATTTTCAAAGATTAATGAGACAACTATGTTAAAACAAGTTATTACTGAGTCAGTGTCAGAATCTTGTTCAAAATCAGATAATGAGGCAATTAGATTCATATTTAATGTCAATCCCATAATAAAACAAATATATAGAGCCGGTATTGATTCGGCACTTAAGAGTGTTTTTAGTGAGAATTACTATGAAAGGGGTGAAGCCGGTGGTGGTGAAATGTCAGGGGTTTATAATTTAGAAGGGGAAGGTAGATCTGTTTTAAATAAAATGAATACCAACTACTCTTGTTTTTGTATTCTAATGAAGGATATAAACAAGTTATTATCATCTTTAAATCAACCAACATTAGATTTGATTGGTCAAACCCCTAAGAAACAAATTGAGGAAGTTAATAGAATGGTCAGCATTATTGACCAATTTAAATTCAGAATATTCGCAACCAAATCAAAAACATTTCAAAATATATTATCCACCTTATCTCAAAATAATAAACTTGGTGATGAAAGAGAGGATAAGACCGTCGTTAATTTAAAAAAGATATTCGGTGATAAGAATGTTATCAAAGTTGGTAAGTTAGGTGATAAGGATGATATGATTGGTGGGATTGATGCTGAGATAATAATCGATGGTAAAAAGAATACCGCACAAATTAAACCATTTAAATATTTTACAACTAAGGATGGTAAATATACCATTTTTGGAACCGGAAATGTTAAATCATATAAAACCGATTTATTAATATTCATAAAATATAACAATGATATGTTAATATTTGATAACAATAAAACTAAAATAGTCGGTGGTAATTTTGTTTTTGATGAAAGTTCATTAATTTATCCAAAATAAAGATATTTATAGAAAACTATTTTTATGGCAACTATACCAGAACCGGAAAGAACCAAAATTTTTACACAAGTTAAACACCTTTTGGGTGCTCCCGTTAGATCGGTTGAGATTGAAGATGAACAGATGGACTCTTTAATGGACTTCTCGATTCAGGATTATGGACAGTATGTTCAGGATTGGTTAATTGAATCGCAATGGACATCTTTATATAATTTAAATTTGGATACTCAATCTCTATCAAGAGCGTTGATTACCAAAAGTTTAGATTGGGAAACTAGATACACTTATGCTTATTCTAAGATTGTCGGGTTACAGGCTGGTGGTGATTGGGTTTTAAAGAAGGATTATATTGAGTTGGTTAGACACCAACAAATTTATGAAATTCCCGCAGGTAGAGAAATAAATGAATTACTATGGTTTACTCCATCAACACTTAATAATGTGTTCTTCGATCCTTGGTCATTCGGTGGATTAGGTTCAGGTGGATTAGGTGGTTCAGGAGGATTCGCTCAAATGGGAACTGCCGGTGGTTCATACTTTATGACACCCGTATTCGATATGTTACTTAGAATGCAGGAGGTTAATATCCAAAGAAGAATTATTGCCGGTGATTTAACATATAGAATAACCGCACTTCCTGATGGTAAAAAGGCAATTCACTTAATGCAGACACCAGGTGGTAAGTTTGACTTTGGTAATGCTCAAATGACACAAGGTAAGATTTGGTATTGGTATTATGAAACAGAAGGTGCCGATAGAGACAAATGTTTAAAGGATAACCCCGATATTATTAAATTACCATCTGATGTCCCTTTTGATGAATTATCTTGGGCTGATTTAAATAACCCGTCCAAACAATGGGTGAGAAGATGGTTTGTCGCTTATGTTAAAGAAACATTAGCAAGAATTAGAGGTAAGTATAGTGGTAATCTTAAAACACCTGACTCTGAATTGACCTTAGATTATACATCATTGGCAACAGAAGCGAAAGATGAAAAAACAAAATTGATTGAGGAGTTAATTGGTGCTGAGGGTAGATTAACAAGATTAAAACCTGAAAAAGTTATGGAGAGGGAAGCTTTAATGTCTGAAAACCTAAATAAACAATTAAAATTCAGAGCATTCCCAAGACCTTTATATGTAATTTAATATGGCAATAGTAAGATCAATACCAAGAGAAAAAGTAGTTGGTGGTAGGATTGTAAGAACTTCCGAAGTTGTTGTAATATCGGAAGATAGTTACTCAACGAATGGGGAGAGTTTAATTGTTGTGAAAGATGTTGATTTTTGTAAAATAAAATTAAACTCAGTAACCACAGACCATATAAGAATTAAATCATTAACAAACACTTTAATTATACCAGATCTTGGTAAGATAGATGGTTTGTATGATGAAATGACTTTAAATTCTGAGTCCTGTGCCGAGTTTTATTTTGTATTAGATACTTGGTATATCACATCAAGTGATGGGTTAAAAATGTCTTAGACAAATTCTTCCCACCCCTCTTCTGCGAGTTCATACATATAGTTAGGTGAAACTCCAATTCTATCCCAAAACTTAACTTCACCTTCCGACATTGACATAACTTCCTCCAAGTCATCTTGGTCTCCAATATCAATTGGTTGTCCATTAATCAATTCACATTGTTCTTTGGTGAAAATACCTCTGTTCTCAGGGTCGGTAACCAATAATTGTTCTCTCACCTCGTCTTTAAATACAACCAATAAAGGTTCAATCTTCTTATTGAATGTGGTAATCGCTCTTGGGACATTATATTCACCCAACATATCAGGATTATTTTCCAATTCATTGGCATCTAACAAATAACAATTGATAATAACTCCATCACCTTTCTTTTGAACATCTCCGTGAGATGACTTGGTTCCGTTATTAACATAATAGATAACATCACCCAAATTAACTTTAATGTTATTTTGTATAGCCAATTCAAGGTATGCCATTCTACTCATAGCGTGACCCGCCTTAGTTTTAGAATTTACCCTAACTTTATAATCGTCAATAGACATTTTTACCTTTGCTCTTTGAGCAATCTTTTTAAGAGGTATCTCTTGGTTAAATATCTTTTGTAGATATTCATAATACCACTCAATAAATTCTTGACCATTACCTTCAAGTAACATCTTAATACCCTTATCAAGGAAGTCCTCAATGTATATCGGAAGTTTCTTTGATTTAATGGAGTTACCTGTCAACTTAACTTTACCATTGTTTTCCAATGTTGCGTAATTCTTACGAGAAAGATTTATACAGGACTTCCAAGTTCCATCACAATCCAATCCCATCTCACCTTTCATAAACAAATCATTATATTCAGCAACATCGGCATCGTAACCGTGATATTCTTTACCCTCCTTAACCAACCAATTAAGACCTTTACCGATATAAACCCTGTCGTCTACTCCACCATCGGGTAACGAAAAGTTAACCCCGTCCGTGTCCATTACAAGTGGCGTATATCCTTTCTTCATAAAGAAACTAATCATCTGACGAAGATATTGTCTACCCGTACAGGTAATCCTTTCACCTTGATTAATGTCACCCCAATTAAATACCAACGGAGCGCTTAAAGATCCGAAGAAGGCGTTAATGAAAATCTTAATCGGTAACTGCTTTCTGTCATACGATAATGACTTTTTCTTATCAATCTTTTTGTATTCGGAAGATAAGT